GGAACTGTAAAGCCATAGTTCGTTGTAGTAGTTGCCATTAGGTTAGTGCTCCAGTCGCGTTAGTCCAAGTAAGTGTACCATTTACGCCTGTCCAGATGAGTGAGGCAGGCAATACTGTTTCCCATTGTGTGGTAGATAGTGAGAAATCTGTAGCTGAGACATAAAGGGTGATGTCCACATAGGTAGGTGTAGCCTTAACTGTGATGTCCTCTACGAAGCCGTCAAAAGATCCACCTAGTAAGTTAGTAGGCAGATTGTTAATTAACACAGGCTGACCAAAAAAGATCGAGATAAGGCTATTGCGCATAGCATCGGGCATGTTTGGATTATCTAGGCGGAAAGTAATCGCACCCAATGAACCGCGTGGGTTCTTACGCAGATTAAGCTCTCTAGAGCCGATGTCGGTGATGTCTGTAAGGTTCTTGATGTTTGATTCAAAGGATCGCTCATAGAGTCCGTAAGAGGCTATAGAGTCCGCGTCAGAGGTAAGGTAAGAGGTTGCGTATCCTGTGCCGTACTTATAGATAAGGCTGTTGCGGATACGAGCAATCTGAGTCTGAGACTGGATACTGCTAGGGGTTGCATAGTCTCCGTCTAAGTTAGTAAAGCCATAAGTGGCAAGATAATTAGAGCGATGGTCTGCATCGTCATAATTGACCAGTCCAGTAGCAGACTCATAAACCTGACCTAATGCGCTATTGGCAATCTGATCGACAAGGGTTTGAGACTTAGCAGTTGCGCTGGCTGCGACAGCGATCATTGTATAAAAGCCAGAGTCCACAGTTCCCACAGAAGTCTCAGCGTTAGCCCATGTGACAGTAGGCGGATAGGTTGCCCATGTGGTTGTAGGGGTAACTTCTGCCCATGAAAGGTTGAGAGCATTGCCTAGAATGGCTGCTATTTGTGCACCATCTAAGCCTTCTGCCAATGCTGTGTTATAGACAGCTTTTGTGAGTTTGGCAAGGTTGCCAATGCCCAAGATGGTGCCTGTGGTGACAAAGCCTGATTCGTCTGGGCTTCTTACTCCGATGTTAAAGTCTGATACTTCTCCACCGAATACAGTTACATAAGTGCCAGTAGTATTCTTCAGCTCTAAAGTAACTGGCTCTGTAACATTTATTGTAAAAGGTGAATCGTCTGTGTTAATGATTTCTACTCGGCAGTAGCCAGCGGTTGCCTGTCGGTCAATGTCTAAGCGACCAGTTGAGTAGGAAACAGAGGTCACACTTGTATAAACATTGTCACCGACTGTCACGCGCCATTGTGGAAGCCATGCCATTAGTACGCGCCACCTCGTAGAGTGCCACGATCCACAGCATCTTGAATAACCTGATTAACTGCTTCTGCGATGGCATTAGGATCACCAATGCCAGTCTGAACATTAACTGTGAAATTAAACTCTCGACCATTTGGGCTAATACCTGAAAGCATGCCGCCAGAAGGTGCTAGGTATTCTTTAAGGTTTGATCCAATAACAGAGACAACTCCACCTAAAAGTTCTGTGTTGAGATTAGTAGCAGCAATGCTAGAAGGTGTTTGCATGCCATAAAGACCATTACCAACATTGTTAGGGTATTGGTTAGCGGATGCGCCTGTGCCTGCGCTGTAGCCTGAAGGTGTTGTCTTTGAGCCGGTTGAAGCAAGGTTGATCAACCCAAGCAACCGCAGAGCTTCATTGAGGTTATCTAAGTTGATTAAGTCTTTAGGCTTGAGCATGTCAAGAATAGATTTAATGTCTAAAAGTTTGACATTTTGACTAGACAGGGCTCCGAGGATCTTCATGTCCTCATTGAGTTTCTTTGTAGCCGCTTCGATTGCTGCCTGATCTTTAGAGGCAATAGCATCTTCTAAATCAAGGATGTCCTGCTTGACTTTAAGACGAGCAGTATCGTTGGCAATCTGCAAAACTTGTGCTCCAGTAGTTGCCTTGCCTAGTTGCTCTGCTTGGTTAGTTAAAGCCGCTGCAATCTGGATCTTATCCATGTCAAAGACATCGGATGCCTTACCGAGGGCAAGGTTAGCCTTGTCAATTGCTGCCTGTAACTGCTTAGCCTTTAACTGCGCTTGAGTTTCTTTAGTCAGAGCCTTTGATTGAGTGACTGACTTCTTCAGCTGTGCATTAGATGCAACTTGAGCCTTGTAGATGTTCGCATAGACTCCGCCATACTGAGCGCGTTCTTTAATGTCTGCAGCGCGATCTTTTGCAGTCGCAGCGCGAAGGTCGCGGATGGACTCTAATGGGTTTCCAGATGCAAGGATGCCAATGTTTCGAGCAAGACGAGAGATCCCGATAATGGCATCACCAATGCCAGAAGATAGGCTCTCAATAAGTTGAATCGTCTTAGGTAAGCCATCGCCACCAGATAATGTGCCAATGGCTGTAAATAGATCCTGACCGATTGACTCAGCTGCATTGTTGGTAGCAACCTGCAAGCGAGCGATTGAACCTGCGTAGCCATCGGCTGCTGTTTGTGCCTGTCCTGCAAAGAGTTCTGTGAGACGGGCTTGGATGACCTCGAAGCTACCGCTTGAGAGTTCTGCCTTAGATAGTCCAACACCCAAGCGACCAAGTGCCTGAGTTTGCCCTAGATAAGCCTTCTGAAGGCTCTGTGAAACCTGAGTGAGGCTTTTACCTGTTCCAGCACTAATGTCTAGTGCAAGGCTTAAAAGTTTCTGCGAATCTGTAATTGAGGATGTTGCACGAAGCAACCGATCCATTGCAGGGCGAAGCTCATCATCTAAAACGCCTGTCTGCTTTTCAAGGTTTGAAATGTAGTCATTGACATCTTTAGAAGCTCCACCAAAACCAAGTCCTAGATTTTCTAAAGTCTTGCTAAGAGATGCTGCAGCCTTCTCATCTTGTGCAAAGGCTACAGCTGCGTTCTTTGCATAGCGAACGATAGCTGCTGTGCCAAAAGCGTAACCAAAAGTCTTAGCAAGATTCTTACCTTGTGCATTAAGTTTGTCGAGGGCTGTTTCTGCTTTCTTGAAGCCTTTAGCATCGAGTTTGGAGCCAATGTTAATGTCAATTGCCATTATGCTGCCTTCCTTAGTGTCTCACGCTCTGCGCGATCCTTAAAGGCTCGCTCTGCTTTGTCAATGGCTTTAATGGCTGCGCCGTATGCTTTGCCTTGATCCTGCGCCCAAGCTCTGAGAATTAAACGACCACGACCTTTTAGACTATTAACCAATGGTGGCAAGTTGTTAATGAATTGCTCGCCCGCATGTGGGTTTACGGAGCGAGATACACCCTTAGATGCTCCGCCTGCCTTTGCTCCAACCCATTCCTGACCATTAGGATTCTTGCGACCTGCTGTTTCATAGATAGCACCTGCAACAGATTTATTAAATAACTTTGCATTAGATGTAAAACCAGAGCGAGTTGTCTTGCCTGCCTTTGTGCTGAAACCAATACCAGAAGAAATTGTGCGAGCATTGTAGGTAGGAAATCTACCCTCTGAGAATGATCGACCAGCCCAGCCAGACATAGGACTGCCGGCAGGGACAAAGCCCCTAGCCTTCTTTGCTATTGGTGCAAGTGCTAAGCGAAGCTCTGTATTGAGTTGCTTATTGAGATCTGGAGCGAATGAGCGTATTGCTTTGCGAGTGGCTTTAACGCCTTCTACCTCGATTCGCATCCTTTGCCTCTTTCGCTTCATCCTTAAGCCCTTGCACAAGTGCTTCAAGCATTGTCTTATCTAAATCCAATAACTGCTGTGGCGCGATTCCCAATCTAATGCTTAGCCTAGCGATTAGATAGGTGAACGGGAGATCGCGCTTTAAGCTAAAGGGTCTGAGTCGAGTACATCCACACTCTTAAGTGTTTCAATAAACTCAATCCCGAAAGGTTTAACAGACTCACCTGCTCTGCGTGTTACTTCCCATGCTAACCAATAGACATCGCTTTGCTTTTCTTCATCGCGGAACGCCTTATGGAAGCCCTTTTTAGCGTACTGCTCAAACGCGTATTCCACCGCTGGGGTGATTTCGCCTTCTAGTACGCTTCCATCTGTACGAACGATCTTTAGTTTTGCCATGAGTTTGCCCCTTTATTTAGTTAATTAGAATGTGCCTGTAGTTGTTACTGCAACAGTACCATTTACATTGAATGTCAAACTTTGCACACTTAGATCAGCAACGCTTCCATTTATGTCAGTAGTATTGTTGATTAAGCATGTCATTGTGTATAGAGGGTTAGTCGCAGATACTGCTGTTCCCTTTTCCTGTAGCAACACAACAGTTACAGATGTTCCCCATGCAGCCTGAAGGGTTGCTAGAACATTTGCTGAAGCTGTGTCGTTTAAGAAGTCAATTGTTACTGAAGATGCTTCTAGTCCTTTAACGAACTTGTGACCTGAGTCACCCATTGCAGTTACTTCTAACTCATCGAATGAACGATTAAGTGTTACTGCTGTGACATGGTCTGAAAGATCAACTGAGTTAATCTTCACACCGACTTTGTTGTTTAGAAATACAGCCATGAGATTATTCCTCGTCTTTCTTTGTAGGTGCTGGCTTTGGTGCTGTTGGTGCTACCTGCCCGATTTTGATCAGGAAGGCTTCGTTTTCTTTTTCCCACTCGGACATTTTAACTCCAACTCGTTAGGATACTGACTGACATCTCGCAGCTGAGTAGGTCACCCGAAGCAGCGTTGAGAATACTAGGTGCGCTGATTGCGCTTACATTATAGGTTAAGCCGCTGTTGTACAGCTTGGTAAACACGCCCACGACTGTATCTTCAATGCCATTAAGATTTCCTTCGTTATCGAATAAAGGTACTGTCATAATAATCTTAAAGTTAGCCAATGGGCTTATGTTGATCTGAGAATTGTTATTGGGTGTCAAATAAGGATCATCTGGAGACACGATCACTGAGTTCGCAAGAACTGTGGCAGGCGGAAATGCAAAAGTTTGCCACTTAGCGTTATCGACTAATGCGGTTGCTAATGTGGTGCGAAGTGTCGTGATGGCAACAGTCATTAGCCAACCATCGAGTTAGGGCTTAGCGCATGAGCGATTAAACCTCGTACCTTAGCGAGTAGCTGTGCGCTCATTCGATAAGGTGAAAACTGGAAATCGACTGCATTAGAACCTGAAAGGGTAGCGGTTCTTGCTTGCCAGATTTCAACAGCGATCATCAAAGCTGCGTTCTGAACTGCTGCATCTGCTGTCCAGTCTTGATAAGTTTCGCCTGTTACTTGACCATAAGGCAGAACAACGTGCTTAACCTGTGGTGTGTTGTTGTTTCCACTGATCGCATAAGTAATTGAATACTCTCCGACCTCAGTTATTGTTTTAGATCCATTGTGCTTTGAGCCATTGCCAGAGACAACAACAGATTGTCCAACATAGAATGTCTCTGCTACATAATCCTCAAAGTATAAAGTGCCGGTTGTGGCTGTGTTGCTGTGTGCAATGTTAAAAGTATTGTTGCCCCATAGCATCGGCAATAAAACTGCATCAGATGCATCGCAGACTTCTTGAAGGGTCGCGTCTGAATACAATGTGCCAACACCAAGTGTTGAGCGAAGCTCTGCAACTGTTGTAAGAGACATGCGATTCCTTTCTAAAGACTCTGAGGGGTAGAGGGCTACTACCCCTCAGAGCGACTTAGTTTCTAACTGATTAAGTTAGGTTGAAACGGCGAACTCCGCCGCCGACCTTTGGTGCAATTGCGTAGTAGCCATAAACTGCTACCTGTAATTGACCATTGGCTAGTGCCTGAACATTTAGAGTTGTCTTTGGAGCCTCATAGAATGTGAAGGATTCTGGAGCAACGATGAATGCTGAGTCATCAATTAGTGTTGTAATTGCCATGTGTGGATCAACGAATGTGTTGAGTCCTAGTACATCGCCAACGATTGACTGACCTGAGATGTTGCCTGGGTTGTTCTGTGGGTTTGACGCCATGAACAATGGGCGGTTAGTTGTGTCATCTGCCGCCATGATTGTCTCCCACCATGCAGTGTTGATAACAAGGTTGCGAGCGAACTTTCCTGCTGCTGCGTAAGCTGCTGGAACTTCCTTTGAGATGTAAGCCTTCAGACCAGCAATTGTCGCTGCCTGTGTTGAAGCCTGTGTACCTGAAGCGATGAACGCTGATACTACAGCCTTATCTGTTGCCTTTGCGTAAGCATAGTTGAGTTCCTTGATTAGTTCATCGTAGAACGCAGGTGATGAACGATCTAGAAGCTCCCATGAAATTGTCTGGAGACCAGCTGCCTTCTTGACATTTACTGTGATGTAAGAAGAAGCCATTTCAGTTCCACCAAGAGCTTCGCCCTCTGTTGAATCTGAATCGATTGTTGGTGCTGTTGAAAGCTTAGGAATTGTGAAAGACATTCCTGATGCTGGTAGAACACCCTTTGAAATTGCGTCCACTGCTGGGCGTCCGTCAATAGATGTAGTGACGAACTCGTTCATGTGCTGTGGAAGAGTTAGACCTGTGTTTGTTGTTGTGTCATCTGTTGCCAGAACGAGCTGACGAGCTGAGTCGTCTCCCATTGCTGCCTTGATGCTCGCCTCTAGATACTCACCTGAAGTAAGTGGCTTTAGACGAGGACGGATGTTAGTAACAGCAACAGTTGGGCGAGCAGCTTCAACAGCCGCTGCTTCAACTTCTGGTGCTGCAACTGTCTCTGGAGTTGTGTCCAAGACTGTCTCGCTTTCTGTTTGTTGGATTTCTTCTACTGCTTCTGGAGTTTCCTCAGCAGCAACATCGAGAACCTGAGCAGACTTAAAGGCTGGCTCGGTTACCAATGAAACTTCGTAAAGACGAGCTGCGGATACATGCATCACGCCAGCCTTTGTCTTTGCTTTGATTACTTCAACGCCTACTGAAAGACCTGATTGCAGACCTTCTTCAGCAAGGATCAACGCTTCTGTTCCACGATTAGATCGTGAAATCTTGAACGATGCATAGATACCATTCTCATCCATTGTGAAAGATGATGCTTTGCCTAGTGGCTGCTTCATGTCATGTTGGTTGAGTAATTTGATTGTCTTTGGATCTTCTGGCAACTGGATCGAGTTAGCCTCGAACACAACGCGTCCTGCTGAAGTTGAACCGATCTCGCCTGTGCCTGTTGGCACAATCTTGCCTGAGATTGTTCGATCTTCAACGCTGGCTGTTAGATCAGCTGAGAAGGTAAGGATCTGATTTGTCATGCCATACCATTGCTTCCGTTAGGTGTTACATCTGTCATTTCCATCGCTTGTTCTACAGTAATGAGACCAAGTGAGAGCATCTTTTCAATTACTAGAAGTTCATCCATTGGGTTTGCTCGTAGGAATGACTTATCTAGATCAAAGCGAACTTCATTGCCATTGGCTGTTACATCGTTCATTGATAGTCGATCTTCAATGGCAGTGATGAATGGTTGTAAAGTAAGTGCAACAAATTGCTTACGAGAATCAAGAATATTTGAATACGTCATACTTGCATTGGCTTCTGCTGACAAATACCACGCATCGATATTACATAGACGCGCAATCTGAGTCGCATAATCTTGCTTTGCTTCGTTATACATCATGTCTTTAGGTGAAAACGATGTTGGGGAATATTCCAAAGTAGAAGTCAGATAAGCGGTTGCACGATTTTGTCGAGCCGCTTTCCATGCTGCTAAAAGTCCTTGAACCTCTTTTGGATCTAAATCTGCACCTGTGTTTTTAATATAACCAGAAGGCATTGGAGTAGCTGCAGCCAAAGTGGAAGCAATCTCTAAGTCAAGTGCGCCACGCAGTACACGCGCTCCAGTTGTAAGGATTCCATCATTAAGTGATTGAAATGTTACGACATCATCGTTGGAATGGAATACTCC